TCAAACCCGCATCGGCATGACGATGTATTTCGCACCAGCACTAGCAGACAGGATCACGGGATCACCTGGCCCGCTGTACTGCATCGTCACAAGCCCGGACATTTGCCGCAATGCCTCGGAAAAATACGCGCCGTTGAAGCCAATCTCAACATCCGCGCCATCAATCCCGGCTGTGACGCCATCCGATGCGCTGGATTGCGGCGATCTGTTGCTGACCTCAATCCAGTCCTGCGCAATCGACAGCTTCACAGCCCGCGTTTTTTCGCTGGAAACCACGACCACGCGATCAATGACCGTCCGCATATCGTCAGCGTCAAATGTCGCCTTGCCCTTGTTCGCCGCCGGAATGACGCGCGTGTAATCCGGGAAGGTACCGTCGATCACCTTTGACAGGAGCGTGAAGTGATCGGCTTGAAAGCGGATCTTGGTATCTGATACCGAAACAGTGACTTGCCCCTCAGCGAGGCTCTTTGCCGCCTCTAGCACGGTCTTGCGCGGTACGATCACGCCGGGGCAATCGGGGCATGAAACACCGCGCGAAACATGGGCCAAGCGGTGACCATCGGTCGCAACCGCAACCGTCTGCCCGTCGATCTGGTGCAGATAAACCCCTTGCAGGTAATACCGCGCTTCCTCGCTGGACGCTGCAAAGACAGCTCCGAAAAGCGCTGCCAGATCATCGGCGGCAATGTCAAAAGATGCCGCGAAAGTATCGCTTGCCAGCTGCGGGAAATCTTCAATCGGCAGGGTGGACAGTTCAAACTTGGAACGGCCCGCGCTGATCTTAATCTTGTCTTGCGCCCAATCCAATGACACCAGCCCGCCGCTTGGCAGTTTGCTGACAATATCTGCCAGCATCTTAGCGCCAACCGTGCAAGCGCCATCAGCCTCAACAGTTGCGGCAATGGTCGCGGTTGCCTGAATATCCAGATCGGTGACAGTCAGCGTCAACGCGCCATCGGCGGCGGTAAGTGCCACGTTCGCCAAGATCGGGATGGTGTTGCGCGTTTCAACAATGGATGACAGCCGCTTGAGTGTTGCGGCAAGGGTCTTTTGTTCAATGTTCAGTTTCATTCCTGGGTTCCTTTGATTGTTGCGATGGCATCGTGAGCGTAGCGACTGGTCGGCACAAGCCCAGCCTCAATGCAGCTCCTATAATGATCCAAAGCATCCAGCGACTTCTCCAGCTTGGCCTCTGCCTCTTTCTGCGCGATGTATGCCTCAGAGGCTTGGCCTAATGCTGACAGTTCGGAAAGGGCGCTTTCGCGGACCTTCGCCTCCAGTTCCTCAATGCGGTCGGCAACAGCTTGGCGCTCACCGCCAGTCAGGCTGCCGTATGGGCGGCGCAATAGCTTCACAAGATCATCACTCATCGGGTTTCCTTTCGGGTTTCGTGTTTTGACAATTCCACCGCCAGCCGCGAAAGGCAAGCAGTGATTGTTTCATCGCCCTTGATCCGCGCGAAAACGTATTGCATCGCATCATCGCTAACATGCTTCGATGATCCGAACAGCAACCCCATAGCCCGCGCCCGCGTGATCGTTAGACGCTTGTTAGACGGGACCGATGACAGCACCCGCGAAACGATTGATTGATCCAGCTTCAGCTTGCGGGCAATGTCGATCTTGCGCATCAGCTCTTTGCTGTAGAGCCTGACAATCTCGGCATCACGCTCCACAGTTTCCGGGTTTGGGCCGCGATTACCCATTGTCGTCCTCGCCTTTGATTAGCGCCGTGATGCGCGGAGTGCTGATGTACAGGCGATTTGCCAAGCCGATGATGCGGGCCAGAGCATCCTCCCACTCCTGATCGGCTTCAAGCCGTGGCGCATGTAGCATCATCCAGCGATAGGCGTCGATCCTGTCCACCAGCTTGATCTTGTCGCTATCAATGCCATGCTCCGGCATAGGCAGGCCCATGCCGCGCATTACTTGGCGCTCTGCCATTTCATACACAGTCGCAAGCGCCGGAAAATCGCGCTTGGCAGGGTATGGCATATCGCCAATCATCTTCTCGGCCTCGTCGTGACATTCCGCCATCCGCACCAATTCGTCAGATGCATCAGGCCAAAGCTGCCGGATCAACGCCCCGCAGCGCTTTTGATGCGCGCTAATTGTGTCGCCAGAATTGCGCAGTTCTGGGCAGGCATTCGCATGCCAGCGGTTTACGTCATGTGTCATTCTGCGGTTTCCTTTTTTGCGGCGACAAGTTCGGCAATCAATTCAGGGATCTGATCTGGCCAAATCCAAAAAACCGGGAAAGTGCCTTCCTCTTCCGCTATGCGAAAATCCTTGCCGCACGTTACGCGGCGCAGTTTTTGGTCAAAGCACATCGCTGTGAAATGCTCACCGCGATACCCATTTTTGTCGCCGTGCTGCGTATTATTGTATTTTGAGTGGCGGGTCAGGCATCTGGATGCGGTACTCACCCATTGCCGATGCGACGAAAATGATTGCCCTTTAAACGGGATGATGTGTGTCATTCTGCGGCCTCGCTGAATAGTGTTCCGACTGATCTTTCGGCATCGCGCAGGTTTTCGTTTGCCTGTTCCGCATATTCAAATTTCAATTCAAAGCCCAAATAGCGCCGCATCATTTTCACAGCCTGAAACCCCGTCGATCCAATGCCGTTGAATGGGTCCATGACGACATCGCCAGGCTTGCTATACAGACGCAAGCACTTCTCAATCGTGTCTAGCTGCAACGGGCATACATGCCGTTCATCCGCCTCGCCCTTGGCCTTGCGATAGCCATTCAGGACTTTTCCTTGATCGATGTTCATCCATACAGGGCTTGCCAGTTTTTGCCATTCGTAAACGTCAAATTCGGCATGTTTCACCAATTCAGCCAAAACAGCATCATCCGGGATATTTCCGCACAGACATTCGCGGCGCATATGTTCCAGCCACTTGCGCGCGATAGGCAATGCCGCATCAATATCACCCGGCGCAGCATGTTCAATCCGGTCAGGGTTATCGCCATCCTTGCGGAAAAACAGCATATAGTCAGGCATTCCCACGCGGTTCATGGCGCTGTCTTTGCGGATCTGCTTGTACAGCAAACCCAGAGCCTTGGTGCGATGCATTTCAGTAACCGGATCTTTCCAGATCGTCGCGCGGCCATGGTAGATCATGCCAGCGTCAGTGTGAGCCTTGATCAAATCGCCAGAGAAGTCTTGCAGCCCAATCGCCCCATCGCGGCCCTTGCGCATCGGCAGGTCTGTGCAATGAACGCAGATAATGCGACCGGGCTTCATGACCCGCGTCAATGCATCCGCGAAAAACTTGTATTGGTTGATAAATGTCTGGCCTGTTCCTGCGTTGCCAAGATCGCGTTCGCTGTCGGAATAGACGAACAGATCACCGAACGGCGGCGAAAATATCGCCAGATCAATGCTGTTTTCCGGCATGGCGTACATGCCCTCAATGCAATCGCTGTTGTGGATTGCCCATCCATCGCCGTGATATTCAGGTTGCTTCATGTGCAGGGTTCCTCTGTTCTGATCCATTCGGGAAAGGCCAGTTCAATTGGCCGTTCATATTTCACGCGGGTTTCTGATGTCGATTGCGCCTTTAGCATAGCATCAGCCATGCGCCGTTTCATTTCATCGTGCTTCGCGCCCTTGACGTTCACAGCATCCCATATGCTGCGCTCAGTGTCACTAATTACAATGTCATTTCGCACGATTTCTTTCTGTCCAAACCGATACGACCTGCGCACGGCCTGATAGTGCTGCTCATAACTGAAACTGATCGATGCAAAAACAGCATGGGCGCAATGCTGCCAGTTTACCCCAAAACCTGCAATCTTCGGCTTGGTAACAATCACGCGGAAGTCACCATTCGCAAAACCAAACAGCCGCCGCTCTTTTTCGTCAGCATCAAGTGAACCATGGATTTCAACAGCATCCGGAATGATCTTTGCCAGCATCGCGCTTTCGTCATTGGTTTCGCACCATACAGTGACGGGCTTGTCATGGGTTGCCAGTTCGGCAGCGCGTTCGCACCGTTGAACAAGCGTCAGTTTCTTTTCAGCATGAAATGACGTGGCCGACATTTCAGGAATGCGAAACAACATGCCTTGTGTGTCGTGCGACCTGTCAGCCTCAACCTCGTGCATATGGCGATCAATGCCAGGAAGGATATATCCATCATCATCGCCGCCAATATCGCTTGGCATCGTTGCGCAACGGCTCCAGCTTGCAACCCATTGCCAAAAGTCATCTACCGCGTGGCCTTTCAATCGCCAGTCTTGGCTTGCCGTGCTGGTGTCATTGATAAACCACTTGGACAACATTTCTTGCTGACGCATCACGCCCAAGAACTCAGCATGGTTCCCAAGTTCCGTATGGTCGTTCGGGCTTGGGGTTGCCGTTGCTGCAAGCTTGAACGGCGTTTGCGCAAACGCATCCATGAGCATGATGCGGGTCTTGCCAGCAAAGCTTTTCAGGATGCTGCTTTCGTCCAGAACAACAGCGCCAAAGCATGACGGATCAAGTTTCTGCAACCGCTCATAATTCGCGACCATGATGCCGGAACCGACTTGCGACTGGTCGCGGATTTGCCGCGCATCAATGCCAAACTTGCGGCCTTCGGATACCATCTGCCCAGCAACCGCAAGCGGCGTCAGGATCAGTGATGGCTTGCCCGTTTCCTCTGCGCATTGCCGCGCGAATTCCAATTCAATCAGCGACTTCCCGAGGCCAGTGTCAAGGAATGCCGCAGACTTGCCGCGATTGATTGCAAATTCCAAAACCGTTTTTTGGTGCGCCTTGGCGCTTGCGTTTATCAGTGACGGTGAAAAGCCAGACTTTACATCCAGCGTCTTTTTCCGAGCGATGTATTCGCGATATTCAATCAATGACAATGGGGCTTCCTTTCGCCTGATTTCGTGCTATGTTTACGCCATGGCGCGTTAAGGGGTTTCCGCGCCTAACGAGGCGGGCGCGTTGAGATTACTCCGCGCCCGTCTTTTTTTGCATATTGCGGAAAAACTTGCAACAAGAAAGCGCACATCATCGCATTTTCCACAGCCGCAAAATCTCAGCCTCTACCATCGGCCTAATCGGCGCGGGGATTTTGCCAAGCGCATTTCGGCGGGTTCCCTTGTCAGGCATGGCGATCAACTCTTGTGCCGCGTCGAAGATCGGTTTCCGCGCCCATGATCGTATGGCTTCCGGCGCATCGTCCCACGCAATCCTGCCCATGAGTAAAGCCTCCAATTCATCGCTCGGACGCTGGACGCTAGGGGCGCAGTTATAGGGCATTGCGCCAATCCTCAAACGCTTCCCATGCCGCATCGCACCCAAGCGCTACGCAAGCAAACGCACCAGCCTTCGCAGCCGCGCCCAAATATGCCTCCTGCCATTCCTGCCATGCGCTTTGAGTTCTGTCGCGCCGTTTTAACTCGCAAACGAAAGCCACTCGCGCCGGGATCAATATGTCAGCCGCTCCGGGCGTCATGCCTTCCGCCGCATGTTTCGCCACGCTGGAAAACTGCCCACGCGTTTTCAGACCTTCATTGCGGACATGAACAGCAATCGCCCCCCATGTCTCAGGATATTCGCGCCGCAGCCGATTGAAAAAAGATACCTGTTCAATCGCCTCGGTCGGGCATTTGCCGCGAAAGTTCTGGTCGCCATATGCAAGAACGCCTTTCGGCAGGTTATTCAGCCGCATTCAAATGCATCTCCTTTTGCTTGGGTTCCTGATCCGCCGGGGCGTTGTATCCGAATACGTCGAAAAAGCCCGTGTCAGCGTTCTTGCGATAGGTCACAGTCTTAGGCATATCCTCGCCGCCATTCGTGGCATTGTGCCAAAGCGCATATTGCGCCTGACCCTTGCTGTGTGTCGCATCAGGTTGCAGCCATGTCGTAAACTGCCGGAATGGCGTCACCCATTCAATGCGGATCGTCGGATTTCCAGCGCGCGAAACCCCCGGCTTGCATTCCATCCGCACAACTTCATCCGTTTGCTTTTGTGTCGGATCACGCTTTAGCGCCTTGAAATCCGCAATCAGCTTATCATTTGGGTCTATGATTTCGCCTTTGCATTCGCAACAATACCGCGCCGCAATGTCATTCGCAGCCTCACAATGCGGGCATTCCTTGCTAGTCCAGCGATAACCGCAGCGGATGTATTCACCCATGCGCCCGCCTTGAACATAGCCCAAGCAACGCCGCCCCCAATGGCCAGACAGTGGCCCGTATTCCGTCATGACCCGCGCGCCGTACAGATCAAGGCAATATCCAGCCGCGTCTTTTTTGTATTCCAGCAAATCAACCTTGGCGGAAAACTCATTTTCATAGCTGCACTCCGGGCAAACGCACTTCATGCCTCCACCCTCAGCCGCAGCCTTCCCAGCCCTGACCACGGGCGCAAACAGATCACCATCCGGGCAATGGTCGTCCAGATTTGTCGTGTAATCCAATATCAGGCAATCGCTCTTGCCTTCACACAACCGCAGCCCGCGCCCGATGATCTGTTGCAATAGCCCCACGCTTTCCGTTTTGCGCAAAAGAGCTATTACGTCCACATGCGGCGCGTCAAAGCCAGTGGTTAACACCGACACATTCACGAGGTATTTGACAGCCCGCGCCTTGAACGCCTTCAGGATCGCATCCCGCTCTTTCTTGGGCGTATCACCCGTCACAATGCGGGATAGTGCAGGCGGCAAGCTTGCCATGATCTCGCGCGCATGTTGCACGGTTGCGGCAAAGAACATGACGCCTTGGCGGTCGCGCGATTGCGCCACAACATCTGCCACGATTGCGGCAGTCTTGCGCCCGTGCCCGTGATAAGCCTGATCTACCGCCGCCGCGTCAAACTTGCCCATGCTGTTAGCCACAAGAGCGCCCGTGTCATAGCCATCCGCTCCGACACCGCCGATCACGGGCGGCGTGAGATAGCCTAGATCAATCAATTCCCGCGCCTGCACCTTGTACACGCATTTGACGAAATACGGATCGCGCGCCGTGTCGTCGCCGTTGATTGATCCGTCAGGATGCATCCTGAAAATATAGCCTGATCCCATCCGATACGGCGTGGCAGTCATGCCGCAAACCCGCAGATTGGGGTTTGCATCGCGCATCGCGTCAATGATGCTGATAAGCGTAGGCGTTAGGCCGTGGCATTCATCCACAATCACAAGCCCATATTCAGCGCCGAAACGGCTGATCCTGTTTTTGACTGTCAACGGTGATCCGAAAACAACCGGATGCCGCAATTCCTTGCCGCCAGCGCTTGCGGAAAACACCGATGCAGGATTGCCCGTGGCAAGGTATTTCTCGCGGTTTTGCACCACCAGTTCGGCGCTTGGCGCAAGGCACAATATCCGCTTGCCCGTGGCCTCGTTTACCCGGCGCGCAAGATCGGCAATCATTAGCGACTTGCCCGCGCCTGTTGCCGCCTCAATGCAGAACGGCGAAACACTGGTGCGCATGAATTGCCACGCCGCATCAACGGCAGATTGTTGGTATGGGCGAAGGATCATTTCTCTGCCTTTGCCTTGTATGATGCAATCATTGCATACAAGTCTTTTGCACGATCCGTTGCCATGTCAATTGCATCAAGGGTTTCTGCATACTCAATTTTCATTGCCGCCAATTCTGGCGCATCATTCCCGCTTAAAGATATTCTTGTGAGAGCGTCAGGCATTGCAACGGTTCCTGTTTTTGCAAGAATAGCATTTCGTCTCGCAATATCCCTTGCGGATTGGAGCGATACCGCTGGAATAGATCCAAGTCCAAGCTCGCGCCTTTTCCCGTTAACTGTAACCCGGTTCACCCATTGCGCCCCGCCATCCTCACGCTTCACGAGCCAAAGCCCGCCACCGTCGCAGTGCTTCCCGACAGGAAGCTGGTCAAGGTTTATGCCGTCAAGCTTGTTGATTTCACGTTTGCCCATCACTTCACCTGCCAAGAACTGGACGGCTTCCCGCGATATGGCTCCAGATCAGCATTCGGCGCAATGGCCTTTAACGCCTTGGCATAGTTAATCGACCCGGCGCGATCCACTTTTGTCAGATTGCGCCCCGCGAATACCGCGTTTTTATCGCCAGCAATCCGCACCATTTCGGCAATCAATTCGGCCTTGCGCTGTGTCGCCCGGTCAATCGCTTCCAATATCTGGTCATATTCAGCCATGATCCTGTGCGCCTCCGGCGTGTCAATCTCGCCACGCTTTGGGGCCAGATATTCATCCGCGTTGTTTTCCAGTTCGTGCAGATATTCAGCATAGAATTGCCGCAGCTTCGGCAGATTTTCAGCCTGCCAATCCAGATCAACCGAAACCATTTCATGCGCGGTTTGCGTAGGCGACCACTGGTAAAAATGCCAGAAGCTGCGCTGCGTCACCCACAAGCTGAATTGCACCTGCGCATAGTAATGCGGTTGATCCCGCAGTGACTTGAACGGCTTTCCGTCATCCTTGCGCATGGAAAACGGGCATTTAATCTCAAGCCCACCATCTTCACCGATCAATCCGTCCGGGCTGCACCCCGCCCAATCCTCGCGCGTGATAAAGCCGACAGGATTAACGGTAGCGCCCGTCTCCATCTCAAATTCAATCAAGGCCCCGGCTTCATTGTTGTTGCCGTATTCGGTCGCGATGTTGCCAGTAAATTCGCTTTCCGCGCCCATAGCATCGCGCACCATGCGCCGCATTATATCGGCCCGCGTGGCGTAAGGCGCAACGCCCAGGATGCCGCCCACGCTGGACGCTGTAACAAGCCCGCGCCGTGCTGCAAACCATTCCGGGCTTCGCTGTTCAATAGTTGACTGGGGTTCCGTCATCGTCTAGCCTCCAAATCTCATTGTGGTTACTCCCTGAACTGGCCCGCGCAATTCAAACTGCGCGGGCCTTTTTTTTGCTCAGAACGGGATTTCATCGTCCAGATCACGGCTGGCAGGTGCCGATTGCCGCGATTGCTGTTTCGGTGCAGGTGCAGGCTTAACATCAATCCCAGCGGACCTCGGAGCAACAGCCGAAACCCAATTGCCGGAAACCGTGCCGCCCGTGCTGCGGTCATCCATTTCCCATACCATCAGCGTGATAATCATCGGCTTATTGCAAAGCGCAAATGCCAGATCATCATCGGACGGAATGCCCGTTTTCTTGGTCAGCTTTCCGCCCGCGTTTGCGTCAATCGCCGCAAGCATCCGGCGCGCCTTGTCACGCTTCTTTGTCGCCTTGTCCTGATCCTTGGCAGATGGGTCAAAATCAGTCACCCAAAGCTTGTGAAAAATCTTGCGGTTCTTGTATTCGTCAGGCGACACAATCGACCATGTCAGCTTCACATAATCCGCGCCGCTTCCGTCTTTCTGCGAATTGGCCCATTCGGCCTTGTCCACAATCGCCAGAACGCTCGACCCGTTCGGGATGGGGTCAAAGTTCCCGCCTCCGGGGATTTCATATTCTGTGCCAGTATCAGCGGCGTTGCCGCCTTCGCTAAGATCCCAAAAGCCCATCAAACGGCCTCCTCTGTTTCAGGTTGACTTGTTTTGCGCGCCTTGCGGGATTGCCCGCCTTGCACATTTTCATCTGTCGCAACATCGCCAAGCCAGCTTTCACCTTCGACAATATCAGCGCCGCCCAAGGCCGGAATGACTTTGCCAAGCGGGTTTTCGCCGGGTTCAAAATCAATCGGCTCAGTGATGCCATAGCGGTTCTTGCTGACATTCGCGGCGCTTGCGTGAACAATCAATTGACGGTCGCCCGTGCTGATAGCCTTCTTGCGCTCACCTTCGTCGCCCTTGGTGTAAGTCACAAGTTTCAGGAAGCCCACAACGTCCACATCGTCAACATAGGGCGGCAGGCTCTTGGCGGGCAGGCGCAGGCTGTAGCGCATGTAGTCATCGCTATCCGGCAGGCGCATCGTTTCCACATCAGCATGGGCCACGAAAACAACATGCATCCCGCGCCGCGTATTCAACAGACCTGCTGCCTTGCGAACGCGCTGGTGCATTGCGGCAATCGCCGCAGTTCCTGCACCATAGCCACCAAGCGCCTGATTGATGCTCTTGGCCTTCGGATCGCTTGCCAGAACATCGGCCAAGAATAGCCGCTCCAAGGCGGTAACGCTGTCAATCACCAGCGTTTGATATTCATGCGGCTCATGGATCAACGCCTTAAGCTGATCCCACAATTGCGCCGCCTCAGTCAGAACGGGGAACGCATCCGGGCGCGTTGCAACCGGGATAGATTGCAAACCGTCCTCGGCCCGGATGAAGATAGGTTTCGGGAATGTCGCGGCAAGGCTGGTTTTGCCCATGCCGCTATCGCCGCAGATCGTGACCATAACAGGCCGATCCTCCGGCTTGGCAATCGTTGCCATCAAGCTCATATCTTGCTCTCTTTCTGCCCATTGGGCTTGCGCGGCGGGTCGCGCTCTAAACCCCGCATCCAATGCCTAAACCCGCTAAACAGGCTTGTCAAGCGTCATAATGCGGCGTAAATGGTATATTGTGCAGCAATAGCAAAAAGGAAAAGATTGTGGATATTGACGAAATAAAGCGCAAGCTGGAGGACCGCCGCCTAGATGTTGTGTCTGAAAAGACAGGCATTCATCGCAGCACCATCGCTCGGATCAGGGATGGCAAGAGCGTTCCGACCTATCACGTCATGCGCAAGCTGGCGGAATACTTGGAGGCGAATTGATGGCGCGGGACGTTCTCGGCGCAATGTCGGCATTTACGGATGCGGCGTCAAATGCAATCGAGGTTGCGCCCGTTGGCGTTTTTGAGATCATCTGTGCCATGATCGAGGATGGCCGCGCGGGCAACCCATTGCCCATCGTGAGCGAGATTGACCAAGAGGCTAAATGGTGGGCGTCACTGGCAACGCCTCTTGAGCTGGAAGCGTTCTTGTATGCTATAGCTGACCGTCTAAGCGAAACACCGATGCACCAGAAAACCCGCAAGCGCCTGTTGGCGCGGCTATTCAAAGACATGCAAAGCGATGACAAGTCAAGGTTCATCGCATGGGCAAACAAGGAAACAAGCAATGAATGATGGCGATGAGTTCGACCCCAGCGACTTCGCAGACTTTGACGCAAACGACTTCGGATCAACAGCCCATGACCAGATCCCTGACGATCCGCCAAAAGACAACGGCCCATTTCCGCTTGGCAAGATCAACCTGCAACGCCCGCCTGGCTTCGTTGGAGAGGTTGCAGACTGGATTGACGCCCAGTGCCGATACAAGCGCAGAAACCTTGCTGTTGCATCTGCTATCGTAACGGTCGGCAACATCGGCGGATTGCGTCACGTTGACGATCTGGACGGGGTAACGTCGAACATGCTGGCCTTTTGTGTTGCCGCATCCGCAACCGGGAAAGAGGCGGTTCAACAGGCAATGGCAGAACTCCACCGCGCGGCGGGTCTTGGCCCCGCGATGCAAGGCGCAATCAAATCCGAGCAGGAGATCATGCGCAACCTGATCGAGCACCAGCCTGCCTTTTACGTTGTGGATGAAATAGGTATCTTTCTGGGCAAGGTCCGCAACGCCCAAAAGCGCGGCGGCGCGGCGTATCTGGAAGGCGTCTTTGGCGCGATCATGTCCGCATACTCCAAAGCCAATACATGCCTTTTGCTTGGCGGGGATACAAAGCGGGAATTGCGCAAGGTGTATTCTGCCCAGCTTGCCCGCGCTCAGGATGACGGTGATGCTGACGCAATCGCAAGGGCCACGCGGATGCTGGGCATGGTTGACAACGGGCTAGACAGGCCATTCCTAAGCATGGTCGGCTTTACCACGCCCAGCACATTTGATGGGGTTATGGACGGCGAAACGGCAACGCAGGGCTTTGTCGGGCGGGCGATCATCGTGTCGGAAAAGGACATCAATCCATCCGCGCGCAAGGGCTTCAAAAAGCGGCCTATGCCAGATGGTCTGTCTATGCGGCTGGCATCCCTTTACGGCGGCGGGGCATTCAACAGCATGGAGCCTAGGCGCGCGCGCATCGAGCATGATGGCGACATGACGTCAGTCAAGACAGACCCGGACGCCGTGGCAATGCTGGAACAGGTTTCCGAATGGTTACTGAAATACGCCGATGAAATGGGTGAGCATACGGGCGAAGCATCTGTCGCGATGATCCGCCGGGCTTATGAGATGATTGCCAAGATAAGCTTCATCCTGGCCATTCCAGAGGGGCGCAGATCGGCGGAACATGTGCGCTGGGCCTTTGCCTATGTCAGGGCTGAGATTGACGCCAAGGTGGCGCTGGTGTTTGCCAATGACAACGCGCGGGATCGTCCAGAAGAAAGCATTGCGGCAAGGCTTCTGTCATTCATCGACCCGGAAAAGGGGGCCACTCTGTCGGTATTGGCCAACCGTATTCGCCAAAAACCGGAGGCTGTGGCGGCGATCTTGGCCAAGATGCAGGCAAGCAAAATGGTCTATGAGGCGCATACTGGTCGCAAATATCGCGGCAAGGAAGTGACCGTCTGGCGGGTTTGTGACCCGTGATCTGGGGCTAGTGCAGCGCGAAAATCGGAACGAGGCCCCGCCATGGAGCCTTTTTTCTTGCCTGCGCCTGACTGTGCAAAAATGCAAGGCAAGGTGGCCTATTGTGCGTTTTTGCTGGTTTTGGCCCAAAATCTTACACACGGAGGGCAATTCGTACACGCGCCGCGATAAGATGTAAGCGCATGATTTCAAATGAAAAAAAACGAAAAAACGGCGGTTCTACGCATCCTATTCTTACACACCAGATAGAATAGAAAAAAGGGCCAGAGATACACCCTTTAGAGATGTTACCTGATGCTTGTTTTGGGGACCTCAGAACAGTATATAGAATAATGAATATCTTTACTAAGAATACTCTAAGCCTTTGGCCACAAAAGGAAAAAATCGTAAACACGGATGCTTAAGATTTGTGTTGAATGTGTATCTTTCCGGGGCGCGAGATTTTCGCTTGACGGGGTGGCGATATGTGTGTTTATGTTTGTTTGCATCGAAATATAGCTAAGGCAGAAACATGAAGATTGACAAGAAAATCCCGATCCCTAACGATCACGAGAAATACCACAAGGGAACGCAAGCTCTTTTGGAAAAGATGTATGTCGGCGACAGCATCTTTCTCGGGACGCGAAACGAAATCGCAAGCGTCCGCGCCCAAGCAAGCAGTTACGGCGCAAAGGTCGGTCGAAAGTTCACAAGCCGCAAGGTCGATGGCGGCTGGCGTATCTGGCGCGTAGAGTGAAATATTCACGGCACCCTCATTTTCCTCTTGCAATGCAGTAGCGCTTCGATGTAGCGTTATGACAGAAGCCCAACCCCGAAAGGAACACCATGAAGCAACCATATGACAGCACACGCTCTGCGCAACGCACCCGCGCGGCGAAGGTTTTGGACCTGATCCATGTGTCAGGGTATATTCGCAAAAACGATAGCGACGAATTCAACATGATGCGTCATGGTGCCGAGCGGATCATGCAAGCGCATTTTGACGAAAAGGCCGCGAAGAAATGAGCGACGACCTAGGTGACTACAGCGATATTCTCTGCGCGTTCTGGTTCAAAGGCCGCAAAGAATTTGCAGAGTGGACGCAGGCCGAAATCATGGCGCGCGCCAAATGCACAAAATACCGTGCCGAAAACGCAATGCGCATCCTCAAGGAAAAAGGCATCATCGACTTTCAGTTTGTACATCGTGACGGCCCACCAATCCGCATCTGCAAGCTGACACAATACGGGCAAACGGTCGCATATCAGATGATCGAGCAGAAGATCCGCGCGTGACGGTATCACGCAACACCGCCAATCATGGCAACACAAATGGAGACTAAAAATGAAACTCACACTCGCAACCGCAATCCTCGCAGCTTCTACCGCAATCGCATCGGCGCAGACTTTCCCCGGCGCGGAAACTGTCGGCTTCGCACAGGAATGCTTCATCCCGATCATGTCGGAAAAGACCGCTGGCAAGGTGCTGTACTGGAATATCGCTGTTTCCTGCACCGCCGACCGCGCCCGCACTTCGCTGGCCGCAGAACGTCAGGATGAAATCGAGCGGGAAGAGGCCCGAGCTTTGGCTTCTCTGCAAAACTGACCATCAAGCCCCCGGCCTTAACGGGTCGGGGCGCAACCCCGCGATATGGAGAAACCCCAATGACCCGCGATGAAATGAAAGCCAAACTCGCAGCCGTGATAGGCGCTGCCATTATCGGCAAGACATCAACGCAAGGCGCATCCGATGCAGCCGCCGCCGTGCTGGACCTGTGCGGGCCGAAGCCGCTGGAGTGGCAGCGTGACGAAACAAACTGTTGCATTTGGGATTGCCATTCGGCTGACAGCAATCAGTATCGTTTGCTGTATAGTGAGAGGCATGGTGATTACACAGTGCTGATTGACGGAAAATGGGTACTGTATGACACCCTCGAAGCCGCCCAAGCCGCAGCCCAAGAACACGCTGACGCCGCGCATTGGGCGAACACACCGATGGGGGGATTTGTGATGAGCAAAGACACAAGCGGTCCAGCGTTTCCTTTACAACCTGCCAGTATGCCAGAGACGCACCAAAGCGGCATGACCCTGCGCGATTGGTTCGCTGGTCAGGTTATCGCAAGCGTGAAGGGGTGGCACCCTGCAGATAGGGTCGGAAAGAGTGCCGCAGTCATTGCATATGAGATTGCAGACGCAATGCTGGAGGCCCGCAAATGACCCGCGAAGAAATGATTGAGAGGCTTGCCGCAGAATTGTGGCGGTTTGAAGTTGTCGATTCTGGTGCGCCACAAAGCATTATCAGCGCCAGAACGCCAGAAGCATTTGCTGACAATTCGGATCAGGTCAGGAGAGTGCATCTTAGGCAAGCCGCAGCCGTGCTGGACCTGTGCGGGCCGAAGCCGCTGGAGTGGAGCGGCGGATCAGCAATTACCGCGAGCGGGGCATGGTATTTAATTTTTCGGACGGACTTTGACAATGTGGGCGAGGAATTCCGGTCACAGTATACTCTGACCATGAGTAATGACTTTAGCAGGAAATTCGACACCCTCGAAGCCGCCCAAGCCGCAGCCCAAGCCCACGCTGACGCCGCGCATTGGGCGAATACGAAGATGGGGGATTTGTGATGACGATGCACAATAAACCAGAGTTTAACCAGCCGGATATGATCGCGGCGCTAAATGCTCACGGGCTGGAAACCGACACACCATCACAGCTTGCCGATGCGTTCAGGCAAGGACGACTTTCGGCAGCGCCCGGATGGATGCCCCCGCGCTGTGAGGATTGCGCCTGCGATTTTGGCGGTGCCGATTGCGACTTTATCATGGGACGCCGCAAGTGACCTTACCCCGCAACTACGACAAATGGCGCTTATCCGGCCCGGAAGAGCCTGACGACATGACAGACGAAGAACTGGAAGCCGCCGAGGAGCACGAAAACGAGCGCGGCGATTGGCTGCGCGATAGGAGGGACGGGCTGTGACCAGGAATGAAAAGCTATCAGCATCCCGCGCCATTGCCCGTGAAATGATCCAAGACAGCAGCATCGTTGACGCAACCGCGCAGTTCATCGCACTGATGATTGAGGAAGTTCACAAATCAAAGGTAGCGCCATTGCAAGCCAGCATAAAAGAACTTGAGGCCCAACTCGCCAAAGCCACCGAAGTCGTGGAGGCGTCAGGCCGGGATCGCGGGGAACTTGAGGCCAAGCTGGCGAAGGCGGTGGAGGCTTTGGAGCAATGCCAGACCGATCTGGATCAGTATTCCGCGCATGAGTACCCCGGCGACCATCCAGTGCAGGCGCGGTATCGGAAAAGGGATTATGACGCAAACCCGGCGCGGATAGCCATCGCCGCAATCAAAGGGGAAGCCGAATGACTAAAATCAAAGGCCAATCGCGGGAACCAACCCGACGCGATGACGATCGGCTGCTGGCATGGCTGCAAATGCGGGACGCGGGCATGACCACCCGGCAGATCGGGGAGGCTTGGGGCGTCACGAAAAACAGCGTGATCGGGGCGTTGAACCGTGTGACAAAG